ATGGTAGCGACCTCCAGACTTCTGCTGGTGTATATGCTCCTTATATGGCAGTTGTACCTACTCAGTTACTTGGATTACCTGATGGCACACAGACACAAGGTTTCAGTATGATGTATGATATGAGATTGCTTTCTACTTACAACCGTAACACTACAACTGGTGCTATGGAAGATGCTGTAGACGGTCACGGTCAGTATTCTTACCTCCTTGTTGGCGGTAAGTTAACCAGCACACCTACTTATCTCAATGTTCAGACTACTGAAGCTAAGTTTGCTCCTATTCAGGGCTAATATTAGTTAATAGTTAAATATAAGGGCTAGTTGAAATATACTAGCCCTTTTGCTATGTATAGTTGTAAAGAATTGTATTATTTAATATAATAATATTAGACATTATGGCAACTTAGCTTGGTAATGGTGCACCTACTAAGTTACCAAGCTAAGGAGCTTAACTATGTATAAATGTGAATGTGGAAAAGAGTTTGAAAATCAGCAATCCTTCTTAGGACACAAGGCGAATTGTGAAATACATCTTCGAGCTACAGGAAAAGATTATTGGATCGGTGAAAATAGAACAAAGTACTGTCGAGAGAAGTATATAGAAAAATATGGGTCTTTGGAAGCATACTCAAAACATCTATCCAATGTGATAAAAGAAGGACAGAAGAAACGCACGGACACAGTTAACTATTATGCTACACATATAGATAAAGACGAGTTTGTACGCGAATATATTGAAGAAAATCGTCCTCGTACTTATATGCGAAATAAATATGGCATATCAGATTATATGATGGATCAATTAGTTAAGCGTTTTGACTGTAAAAAAGATAAGAAACAATCTGCAAAATTAAGTTGGGCCACAAAGTATGAAATATATCCTTCCGATAATATCAATAATTGGAGGAAAGGACATCAAACTCGAATAACTAATTCAGGTAGTGTTGCAGAATCATACCGGCAGTGCCGTATAAAACAACAAGAAACAATGCTTGAAAAGTATGGGGTTGCCTGTTCTTTGAATCTTGATTACTTATCAAATCATCGTAATAAAAAGAATTCAGGACCTAATGAAGCATTTGCAAAGATATTGGATAGAAATAAAATTGTTTACAGTAGAGAATTCTGTTTGGGTGTTAAGAGTTATGATTTTAAAGTTAACAATATTTTGATTGAAGTTGACCCTACTGCTACTCATAATATTCATTTTATACCTTATGGCGATTATAAAGGAATTAACGAAAACTATCATCATATTAAAAGTAAATTAGCCTCAGAAAATAACTATAGATGTATTCACATATGGGATTGGGATGATGTTGATAAAATCATACGTTTACTCAAACCAAGAGAAACTGTTTATGCACGTAATTGTAGTATACGAGAGGTATCTTTATATGATGCAAGGACATACTTAGATGCAAACCATTTGCAGGGGTATGCAAAAGACCGCATACGTTTAGGACTATATTATAAAGATATATTAGTTTCTTTGATGACTCTTGATAAGCCACGTTATAATACTAATTATGAATATGAGCTTATAAGATATGTTAGTACATATAATGTACTTGGAGGATCAGAGAGATTATTTAAACATTTTGTAACAACATATTCTCCTAGTTCTATAATAAGTTACTGTGACAGGTCAAAATTTCAAGGTAAAGTTTATGATAAGTTAGGGTTCATTTCAAAAGGTGTCAGTCTTGGTAAACACTGGTACAATATTAAAACAGGCAAACATATTACAGATAATCTACTTAGGCAAAGAGGTTTTGACCAGTTATTAGGCGGAGAATATGGTTGTTATGGTAAAGGAACCTCGAACGAAGAATTGATGTTAAAACATGGTTTCTTGCCCGTTATTGATGCAGGGCAAGAAACATTCATATGGAATCGCACGTTAGGTTAGCAGTTTGTTAACCTTTTGTTTTGTTTACTACAAAATTGTATGTAATTATGAATACTGATTAAAGGAGAGCTCACTATGAAAATGGAAGCTTATGTAGACGAGATAAAGTTAGCTCTCACTGGTGGAGTTCTAGAGTTAGAAGTAGATGATGCTATAATTCAAAAAATAGTTAACTCCGCCTTACGTGAAGTACAAAGATATATATGTTCAACTAAACTTGTTACAATACCATTTTCTAAATGTATTGATTTAACAGAATATAAAGTTAATGCTGTAACTAAAGTTATGCGGGCTACAGGAACAGGTATTACGGGTGAAACTTCAGGAGAAACCACAATAAGCCCTGACCCTGTGCAGTTAAGTATGTTTCAATTTACCAATGGTATTGGTAATATGTATAACTTCCAGAATTATTTGAATAATTTTTCTTCTTGGAGTACCGTACAACAAATTGAGAATACATTGTCAACAGACTTAGCATACTATTTTGAAGATGCTACAAAGAAACTATATATAAACACCACACTTGATGTTGGTACAAATATAACAATAGAATATGTCCCAAGATATGATAATGTAGAGGAAGTTACTTCTGATTTCTGGATTGATGTTATTATGCGACTTTCAAAAGCATTGGCAAAGATATATGTAGGCAGAATTAGAAGTCGTTTTACACAATCAAATGCTTTATGGTCACAAGATGGTGATTACTTAACGAGGGGAATACAGAATTAACTGAATTAAGAACTTATTTACAAGCGAATACACAGTTAATATACTGCTATGATTAGTTGATATTAACTGTATTAAAATATATAATAAACTTATTAAAATTAAGGAGTTAGATTATGAGTTATTTAACAGAAGCTTTCAAGGCTCTTGATGCTTTAAATGAAGACACCTTTTCTGTATCTGACGATGGTATAAAGAAATTGGCTGAATTTGAAGATAACGATGATTTAGTTGATGAAATTACTGTCTATGATGCTGACGCTGAAGACAAAGAGGATCTTGAAGATTCTTATGTAGGTAAAGTAATTGTTGATTGTAATGTTTGTCATTCAAAGATATATAAGGATAAGTCTGATGTAGTTATTGATGAAGAGACACAGAATGCTAACATCGATGAGGAATGTCCTTATTGTTATTCTACTGATGGGTTTAAGGTTATTGGTGAAGTAGCTCCTATGACTACTGAAACTGAGGAAAAAGTTGAAGTAGAAGATGTCAAGAATGTTAATGAGGTCTACGATTATGATGATAAGCGCAAAGACGGGACAGAAGATACACTAGCACAGGATGTAGCACTGTTTGCAGAGGAGTTTGAATACAATGGCAGTCCTGTCTTTGATTCTGACTATACTAGAGCTAGATATGTTACTAATGGAGATGTATCCTTACAGTTACGAATGGATAGTGCCTTTCAAAGTTTTTCAGATGAGCAAAAAGCAAGAATGGAGAAAGAGTTGACTGCTTTTCTTGATGCATTAGTTAAAAACGGGTACAAAGTTAAAGGTTCTCCTAAGGTTAATGATAGATTTTTCTTGATTTCAAATGGCTGGGGAAGAATGTACCGTTATGTTACTATTAGAATTGTTAATGATGGTTTAAGAATAGAAGAAAAAGTTGAAGTAAAAGATGATCTTGATGAATCTTTAAATGAAGCTGTGGACCTTCTTACTAAAGAAAATACTATAGCAAGTGTACTGAGGAAACATATGGATGAATTATCTGAGTATACTGATGCTAATAGTATGCGTAATGCTATAATTGATATACTTGACAAGTCTGAGATAGCTGATAAAGACGCTGTTAAGAAACTTAAACGAGTATTATTTAGTAAAAAGAGCACTGGTGCATTACTTAGCACAATAGCAACATATATGACTGGTGAAAAAGTTGCTAAAGTAGGACGCAGAGATGTCTCACGTAGAGCTGTTACTGAAAATATTGGTCAAGACATTGATGAATATCAGCAATGGGTAGATTATGATATGAAGAGATATCATAAGATATCTGATAAAACTAATGACGAAATAAGAAAAGCTGGCCTTCAGGTAGTTAAGGATAAATATGGTGATTATCAAGTAATTGCTGGTAAGTATGATGAATCATTAAAAGAAGCTATAATTAAATACCCTAACGGAATGCCTGTAACAGATATTGACTTAGACGTGGCTCTTAACTATATGTATGGTGAAGACAGGGATATGGATAATAATCACTATACAGACGATGAGAAGCAGAGAGCAGTTAATTATTGGCTTAACAAAACAGACAGTTCTCCTTATAAAGAGTCTTTAAAAGAATCTGTGAAAGACATAACAATTACAACAGACGATTCTAAAACTACAATGACCTCTGATGATGAGGGTAAAGTAACTTTAACAACTGAACCTGTTGAAGAACATAAAGACGAAGGTGAAGTTATCGAACCTGTAACCGATGAAACAGAAGCTGAAATAGAAGCTAACGACGGTGAAGAAGATATTGACATAGAAGATTTTGATGAAGAATCTTTTGATGAACTTGGTGAAGGATATTTTAAGAATGTTTACGAAAATGTAAATTCTTTTAAAACTTCTAATATAACAACAAAAGATAATAAAGTTATTGTTGAGGGTGTTGTAACTTTTGATAATAATGTTAAGAAAAATACTTCTTTCTTATTTGAATCTGCCAATAAAACTAAGAGTGGTAAATATAGGTTCATCGGAGAAAATCTTAATGTTACAAAAGGTAACAAAGCATTCTCCCTCATAGGAAATGTAACCGATAAGAAGTTCCTTTCGGAGTCAATGAATTACAATTACCGTACTAAAAATGATATAGGTAAATCTATTCGTTGTTGTGGAACTATAAAGAGAGGTTAAAGTATATGAATTTAAAGACTTTTAACGAATCTTTCAATAAGTATTATACAGAAGAGTTTGATAATGAACCCGAAGTAGAAACAGTGTCTCAAGAGCTTAGAAAAGCTCTTGAGAGTACTGCTAAGTATCTCATTGAAGTAGGACAAACTAATCCATATTTACAAGCAATGTCTCTAACTCGTACCATTGAAAATATTGTCCCTGACAAATATTGGTGGGAAGTTACTAAATGTAACATTGAAGGCGAACTTGGAAATGGATTACCACTTAATAAAATAACAAATTGTATAATTGATAATCTTCAACCTGAATACAAAGATCAAGTTGTTGAAATAGAGACAATAGAAAATATTGATTAATTTTATTTAGAGTCAAAGGAGTAGGAGTAACAACCTACTCCTTTTCTTGTATATATTATTGATAAATGAAAGGAGTAGAGTATGGAACAGAAATATGGAAAACTATTAACTCCTGATATAAAATTACATAGAAAATATTTTGATGAAATGGTCAAACTATTAGGAATACAAGTTATATATAGAGCTCCAAGAAAAGATAAGCACTGGACACAATACAGTGAAATTTCGAGCAATTATAAAGAACCTTTACTTGTAGGATGTTTATTCGAGGAGCATCCAACACAAAACACTATGAAGAAAAGGGGCTGGGTATCAGAGTTACAAACAGACAGTTCTTTTATTGATGTAGCTTATGATACTCCTGACATTCAAGTAGGTGCTTTATTTATTGTACCCAGTGGATTAGACGATGGAAAAGGTAGACTATTTAGATGTGTTGCTATGCGAAACTCAATGATCTATCCAGCAGCTATAACTTGTGAAATAGTACCAGAGTATGAAAATACTAATACTCTTGATACTAAAGATTATCAACATAGTTCATTTAACTTATTGAATGAAGAGGAAGGATATGAGTTATGATATTTAAACTTAACGAAGCTATTCCAAATATCTCTGACAGAGCTATTGATGAATGGAATAAAGCGTCGTATGATAGAAGATATCAAATGACACAACAAATCATTGATAAATATAATAAACCAGGTCTTGAAAATATTCTTCCTGCAATATATGACAACTTCAACTATTTTGGAATTGATAAGAATAGCAACCCTTATATGAAATTGTTGGATGAGTTAGAGTTTGCTCCTACTAAACAACAGAATGATAATTTTAAACTCATTTCAAAATATCAGAAAAGTGGTAAGGTAGATTTATCTCACGACTATTTGCGTTGGCCTTCCCTATATAACAGACCTATAAAAGATTTTGAATATACACTTAACGCATTTGAAATTGTTATGAATAGAGACGAAGTCTCACAGTTCTTCAATGATATAACAAATATTGAATCTTCACAATTTGTTGACCCTGAAACAGGTGACATATTACCTGCTGGCAAACCAGGTGATACAGGAATAGACACGATATATGGTGTTATAGAACAATGGACAAGAGATGATGAAGGTCGTAGTAATGTTCCTGAGGAGTCTACTAATTTCAAGTATACCCTTGCTAACGCTTTAAAACATTTTAAAGTACCCTATACACAATATGCAAAAGTTTGTAAGAATTGGGTAATACAGTATTTTAATATGGCTGTACAATCCTATAATTCAAAAGTAAATGATGTACAGTATTACGCGGATAAAGTTGAAAATATATTAAGTTTAGATAAGGTTAGACTTACAAAAGCTGATAAAGATGATATACGAGAGCACAAACAATATGGTGAAATAAAAGAGATACCTAATGATCTTAAAAAAGAAGGTACTATAATATATCTTCGTGAAAGAGAACACGGACCTGTACCTGATTTAGAAGCAGAAAATATAGGATATGTAGTATATCATTCAGGAGACTGGATACCCTTTGACGAATATGTAGTTGAAGTAAAACAAGATAAAAAAACTGAATTACTTAATATGAAAACAGTGTCTGTATTGAATGATAAAGTACAAATAACTGCAGGAATTCTTCGTGCCATTGATAAGATAACAGAAGAAGAGGAGTATCAAAGTGACATTACAAATTACCTCTAATGAACAATATGATGAATATTTTATAAAATGGCTTATTCGTCAATTAAGTATAGAGATAATAAGTAATGCAAGTAATCCAAAACTTAAATTATTTGATAAGATTGCAGAAACGAAGTTATTATTTCCATTAGAAAAAACAACTATCAACTTTAGTAAAGCAATTATTTACGGTGCAAAACATCTAGTTTATTCTAATGTGAGAGATAAATGGATAATTAATGTTGATAATAATGTAAATTATCCTAACACTGCTATAAAGATTGTAACACTTTGTAAAATAGCCAACAATGGCTTTTTAGGAATTAAGGGAACTAATATATTTACACAAGTCTTTAACAATGTTAGCGCTAATTTAACAAGATATTACAATATGTATATGATGGAGATGTAAGATGTCAGTTAAATTATATGATGATGCTCTAATAGCTAAATTATCGGAATGGACTAAAAACACACAAATACATCTTATTGGTCCAAATGATGTTAGTAGATTATGGCAAGTAACAGCAGATACAAATAATGACAAACCTATTGAGTTACCTCTTATATCTCTTTCAAGGAGTGGAGGATATACCATTCTAGATCCGACTAAGAGAAATCTTAGTTTTGACGGAGCTACAATAGATTTAGGTGAAAAAACAAAATGTCAGTTGAATGCTATTCCTATAAGCATTCCATATCAATTAGATGTATACACAAGGTATTTTGAAGAAGCAGATGAATTTTCAAGAAACCTTGTATTTAATATTGTAAACTATCCAAAGTTAGATATTGTAATTCCTTATGAAGGAAGGAATTATCATCACGATTCAAATATAAGAATGACTCCTGATGTAGAAGATAATTCAGATATTCCTGAGAGACTTATTTCAGGACAATTCACAAGAAATACAATACACTTAACAATAGATGACGCATACTTATTTGATGTACGATATAGACCACTATATACACTTATAACAGATACTTGTATTTCAGATAAATGTATGCCAAAGATTGAAATTGTTGAACAAGATTTAACCAGTCCTGGTACTTTTTCTGAAAATACTGATGTCGCATATATACCAGGGTTTGTTGATGTTAAGAACAACTTTAACAATGCAGATTATAAAAATGCTCTACCACTAAATGTGCCTACATTATTTACCAGTGTGGCAAGTTTTGAATCCAGATGTGGCCAACAACCCGCAAAATTTGCTACAACTCAATATTATAAGGATATTGGGGGTATGAATAAAGGTTTTGATGAAGTAGCGGTTCCTTATAATGGTGTTATGT